CTATTGTAGTAATTTGTATTCGGTAAACGTGATCACTTCTTCCCCTACCCAACTGTTAATCTCTTTCAAGCGTTCTTGCAATGGGATAATCTCATTGATAAAAAATACTCGTGTTGCTTTCTCTACGTCACCAAAGCCGCCTGTGTTATTAGGCACAATTCCCATTAATTGCGGTGGTACTCGATGGGCCGCCAATACATCATCACGGCTTGCATTTTTGATATTCAAGAAGTCATCTTTCGCCACGGCATCAGACAATGGAATTACTTGCATCCCGTCTTTCTTGCCGTTTGGAATATACACGAATAAATTCTTAAAGTTGCCAGTGCCTTTTGTTTGACGGATTTGTGTTTTGATTGCTTCAATGTCGTCTTTGTTTTGTGTTGGGTCAGTCATATAGATAATCGAACCCGCATGCGCACCGTTTAAATAATATTTGCGACGGAACAATGTCGCACTTTCATTTAAGAAAGCTGATTGTAATGCCGCTAAATATTCCGGCACGCCGTAAATCTCTTGGTTCACATCAGGGTTTATCAGATTAAACACTGCATCTTTCGGGAATTCATATTCATCAAAGCCATTAACTATCTGATAAAAAATGCCTTTCTTCACGCCAACGCGCATATATTTTGCAAGGGGCGATTTTAACGCAATCACTTTTCCGAAAGTGTTTTCAATTTTTTCAAGATAAGCATTACCAAACACTAAATAATCTTGCACCAGTTTTTCTAACTGCGTGCGTGGTAAAAGTGCGGTCGTTTTACAGGTAGAAAGCAAAATGTTTTTCTTCACCGTGATCGCACTGTTATGATGTGCAGATGCATTTAAGGCTTTGGCAAGATAACTTAAATTAATTGGCGGATTGTAGTATTTATCATACATCAACACGCTTTCGAAATAATTCAATACTTCTGCACGGTCAAGAACGGGAATAGGTTCACCAAAGCTGAACGCCTGTGCTTGATTGCCCGTAGAAAGTGCGGTTGATTTTTTTGATTTTTTGCTCATTTGGTAATCCTATTCAAAAGTGAAAATGGTTGATTGGTTACTTGATACATCGCCGTTTAAACCATAAGGCACATTTAAAATGCAGTTCATGATTGCCCATGATAAGTCACCATGGCTTGCATCTTCTGATCGGTCAGATACATAAGTAATCTTTCCTGTTCCGGTAATCCGTTTTTTAACTGTCATAAAACTGGTGATGATTTCGTTGCCATCAAATTTAAGGCGGCGTTTCTGAATTAAGTTTTGCGTTTTTAATACCATCTCATTTTTTAGATCGGCGTTGTAATCAAGACCGATTGCCATTGGATAGAATTTTTTAACTTCTTGGAATACGCCAGAACCCATCCCCGTTTTATCAATCACAATGCGGGTGACATTGTAATCATCACAGAAACTTTTAATTCTGCTCGCTTGTGCTTCATAATCCATGCCGTGAAATGTTTGCCAATGCAAAACACGATAATCACCGCCTTCCACTTTAGGCGGGGCAATAATCGCCAACGCTGCACGGTCGCCAGTAAAGGCGGGGTCATAACCTAACCACACTTCACGATTACCGAATGGACGTTGATAAAATGGCTTGTAATCGTGCCATTCTTCCAAGCTGTCCACTTGGCAAAGTTGCAAGTCGGCAAATTTAAACGCCGACGTGTTATCATCCGCAAACTGGCATAAAAACAACTGTTCAAATTCTTCTTTGCTGTTTTCTGCGATCAGGTCGTCAATATTGAATAGATTGCACCCACCTTCCATCGCATCATTAATGGTAACAATCTGCTTCCATTGGCGGTCAGCACAAAGTTTGCCGCTTTTTAAATTCTCGTGCGAAATGTCAATTTCAACTTTGTCCGCCTTGGCCCGATTTTTATTAAATGCTTTTCCAGAGAAAAACGCATAAGCGGGATGTGCAATCGTGGTCGGCGTTGAAAAATACGTTTGGCGATACATCTTTTGCGCCGCCATACCTGACGCCACTTTACGCATCACATCAAATTTAGGCACCCAAAACACTTCATCGAAATACAAATTGCCGTGGTAGGATTGAGCCGTAGCGGAGTTCGTACCAAGGAAAATTAATTCTGCCCCATTTGGCAGTTTGATGGTTTCGCCTTTTAAATCTACATCTGCCGTTTGCTTGGCATAGTTCACAATGTAAGAGCGGAATTGCAACGCCTGTTTTTTACTGGCAGATAAAAAGATTTGATTGTGTCCAGTTGTCAATGCGTCAATAAAGGCTTCATGGGCAAAATAGTAAGTCGCCCCGATTTGGCGGCTTTTTAAAATATTTCTGATGCGGTTTTCTTTCGCTTTATGCCAAACACGCTGATAATTAAACATCCCATCAAGAAAGCCATTGATCAACAATTCTTCTTGTTCCTGAACAATGGCATTTTGTTCTGCTTTCTTCCGTTCGCCTTTGTTTCGATTGGCAAGTTTAGGGTTTAAATCAACTTCATTGCCATCACCAAAAGAATATTTTTTCACTCTCGCCATGCGTTCCATTTGGCGACCGAGCAAATCAATTTCTTTATAGTCTGCTCCGCTTTTTTCTTCTTTGGCAATCAGTAAATTCAATCTTGTTTCTAGGGCTAATTCAACACGCCCAACAGGAGCGACATCATCCCATTTTTCGCGATCTTTCCAACTGGAAATCGTGGACGCGGCAATATCAAGCTGACGAGCAATTTCAGCGATTTTATAACCGCTAAAATACATCTGTTGTGCTTTTCGTTTTATTTCCGCCGTCACATCGGGCGAAGCTTGATTGATAACTTGTTCGTCCATTCATAATCCTTTCAATTTACAACCGCATAATAGAAAGGGGGCTGGCGTTAGTCTTTACAGCTCACCTGTGAACACCAAAGCAACAAAAACAACCCATAGACCGCAAAAATTAAACCTTTCAGAATAATGGCAATCTTTGAGCCAAACCAACCACAGAAAGGACAACCAATGGCAAAAAAATCTAAATGGGTAGTTGTCGCAACAGAAGGGGCAACAACTGACGGTCGCACAATTCAGCGCAACTGGATTGAAGAAATGGCCGAAAGTTATGATCCAAAAAACACCTATGGCGCACGCATCAATCTTGACCACATCAAATTTTCTGTCTATCTCCCTGAACTTGCCAATGCTCATTGCTTTGGTGACGTCTTAGCCGTGAAAGCAGAAGAACGTGAAGATGGCAAGTTACAACTTTTAGCCGAACTTCAACCAACTGATGCACTCATTGCCTTAAATAAAGAAGGTCAAAAAGTTTACACATCAGTTGAAATTGATACCAATTTTGCAGACACAGGCAAGGCATACTTAGTCGGTTTAGCCGTTACAGATAATCCGGCAAGCTTAGGCACAGAAATGTTAAGTTTCTCGCACAATGGCTTAAATGCCCGCAAATTAAAAGCGGAAAACATTTTCACCGCTGCCGTTGAAACAGAATTGGAATTTGTTGAAGAAGCAGAAAAAAGCCCATCTGTGTTGGAAAAAATCAAAGCGTTATTTGCGAAAAAAGAAAAATCGGATGATGAACGCTTTGCAGATCAGTCCAGTGCCATTGAGCTTTTAGCCGAGCAACAAAAAGAAATCTTGGAAAAATTGACCGCACTTCAAGGCGATTTTGCAAATCAACAAACCGCCATTGAAGAAATGAAAGCGGGCAATGCCGAAATCCATGCAACGTTCGAAGAACTCAAACAAAAGCCGGCACAAGCCGAAAATTCCCGCCCATTAGTTTATGGTGAAGAACCTGAAACTGACGGCCGCTTCTTTTAATTTATCTTAGGAAAAAACCAAATGAATAAATTTACCCAACAAAAATTCCAAGCTTACATTGCAGGCGTTGCACAAGATAACGGCGAAGATGTGGCATTTGTTGCAAATGGCGGGCAATTCACCGTCACCCCAACAATGCAGCAAAAATTAGAAAACGCGGTGCTTGAAAGTTCCGATTTCTTAAAACGCATCAATGTTGTGCCTGTTACTGAAATGAAAGGTGCCGCATTGCGTTTAGGCGTGCTTTCACCTGTTGCAAGCCGTACCGATACCAACACAAAAGCACGTGAAACTACGGACATCCACAATTTGCAAGAAAACTTATATTCTTGCGAACAAACCAACTTTGACACGCATTTAAACTATGCAACGTTAGACAGTTGGGCGAAATTCCCTGACTTTGCGTCGCGAATCGGTAACTTAAAAGCACAGCGAATTGCATTAGACCGTATCATGATCGGTTGGAACGGTACAAGCGTGGCGGCAACAACCAACCGCACATCAAATCCATTATTGCAAGACGTGAACAAAGGTTGGTTAGTTCAAATCGAAGAAAAAGCCACTGCACGTGTGATGAACGAAGCGAAAAGCGGCACAGGCAAAATCGAAATCGGTGAAGGTAAAGAATATAAAAATCTTGATGCATTAGTCTTTGCATTAAAAGAAGATTTCATTCCTGACCAATACCGTGACGACACAAAACTTGTAGCGATTATGGGTAGCGATTTATTAGCGGACAAATACTTCCCGCTTATCAACCAATCAAAACCAAGTGAACAAGCAGCGGGCAACATTGTAGTCAGCCAAAAACGAGTTGGCGGCTTACAAGCCGTAAGTGTGCCATTCTTCCCTAAAGGCACTGTGTTAGTGACATCACTTGACAACTTGTCAATCTATGTGCAAGACGAACGTATGCGCCGTCACTTAAAAGACGCGCCGGAACGCAACCGTGTGGAAGATTACTTGTCATCCAATGAAGCTTATGTGGTTGAAAACTACGAAGCAGTGGCGATGGCGAAAAATATCACCGTTCTTGATGCACCAACTCACGCGTAATCATAATGCGACCAACTAAACGTCACTTTCTTGAAGTTTCTGCCGCTATCGCTAATGCGGCAGAAACCGAAGATCTAAGCGATTTCACGGAATACGAAAAAATGTGCCGTATTCTTGCGAGACATCGAAAGGATTTGAAAAACATCCAATCGACCGAACGCAAAGCCGCATTTAAAAAGCAAATTTTGCCAGACTATCTGCCATGGATTACAGGGGCGTTATCTGCCGGAACAGGCAAACAAGATAACGTTTTAATGACATGGTGCGTGTGGGCAATCGACTGCGGGGAATATCACCTTGCCTTGCAGATTGCTGATTATGCCGTATTCCATGATTTGCGTTTGCCTGAACCGTTTACGCGAACACTTGGCACATTATTGGCGGAAGAATTTGCAGACCAAGCAAAAACCGCACAAGCCGCCAATCAGCCATTTGAAGTGGCTTACTTAGAGCAAGTACAACGCATCACCGCTGAATGTGACATGCCAGATGAAAGCCGTGCGCGATTATTGCGTGAATTAGGTTTGTTATTGGTTGAAAAGAACCCTGAACAAGCCTTGCAATACCTTGAACGTGCTTTAGGGTTAGATCAGAAAGTTGGCGTGAAAGGCGACATTAAAAAATTACGCAATAAATTAAGCAAAGCCGATGAATAATCGGATTTGATAACGAGCAAACCACGCACCCGCGGGGCGGATAAAAGCGCGGTCAGGTTTCTTTACCTCTTTTCCTGATTGTTGCTCTTTATCCTCACCCCGCTTTTTTATAGGTAGATTTTATGTCAGACGGTGCAATCTCAATCAAACTCGCCCCCGATTATGAGATGGGTGCAGTACAAAAACAACTGGAAGATTACGGAACAGGCGAGGATATTATTCGAAACGATGATTTTTTCCCTGACATTTCTCTTTCTGCTTTTCGCAATCAATATCGTGCAGACGGCACAGTCACCGAACAACGCTTGCAAGATGCATTAATTGAAGCCATCGCTAGTGTGAATGATGAATTATCTACATTCAAAGCACAAAGCGAACATCACTTCCTTGAACAAATTCCCGCACCATCAGTCAACGGCGAAAGCGTGTTGATTTACCGCTATAAACGTGCAGTGAACTGTTTGGCACTAGCGAACCTTTACGAACGCTATGCAAGCTATGACAGCACAAACGATGGTGAAAAGAAAATGGATTTACTCAAAGACAGCATCAACGAATTAAGACGAGATGCCCGCTTTGCCATTAGTGACATCATCGGCAAAAGACGGGTCGATGCGGAGTTAATTTAATGGAAGTTTACGCACAACAAAATGACAACTTGGACGCCATTCTTTATCGCTATTTTGGGCGCAGTGAAGGGCTTTTAGAAATCGCGTGCGAATTAAACCCGCACTTAATGGATAAACCCGTCATTCCAATCGGAACACCAGTAATATTGCCAGAAACTGACACGGAAAAGATCAGCGTGGCAAGTGACACTATACAACTTTGGAGCTGATATGCACGACACACCATCAAGAGCATCTTACATATCAGGATTATTTGCCTTCTTCATCGGACGCATTGCAGATATGTTTTCAAATGTAAATTGGGCTGACGTGGCATCAGTAACAGGTATTGTGATCGGCGTCGCAACATTCCTTGTAAATTGGTATTACAAGAAAAAAGATTTTGAATTAAAAGAAAAAGAATTAAACCAACGGAGCCATCACCATGATTAAACGAACTGCAAAATACGTCTGCGCCGTCACGGCGGTTGTTGGGCTTGTAATAGCTCAACACGGAAATGAAATTCGAACATCAGAAAAAAGCTTGCTGTTAATTGGTAATGCAGAAGGTTGCATGCAAAAGCCCTATCAATGCCCCGCTGATGTTTTAACAGTTGGCATTGGCACAACTAATGCAGTTGAAAAGATTGACAGAAATAAAATTTACACCTTGCAAGAAATAGCCGAATTATATACGAAAGGCATCAAACAAGCAGAAAAGTGTGTGAATACCTATGCGAACGGTCAAACTATGCCGCAGGGGGGATTTGATGCCTTATCTGCAATTACATTCAATGTTGGATGTGGTCGCCTAAAAAACAGCACGCTTTTTAAAATGGCACGGAAAGGATATAGCAAAGCCATGTGCGGTCAATTTGAACGATGGATTTATGCAAACGGCGTTCCACTGAACGGTTTAATTGAAAGACGACAAAAGGAGAAAGCATTATGTTTGGGTTATTAACGAAAAAAGAAAAATACATTTTATTGGTTGGTCCGCTCATGCTTGTAGCGATCATCCTGTTTCAAGGATGGCAAGCAAACCACTGGCGAGCTGAAGCGGCAAAAGAAGAACAATTAAAACAACAATGGGAAGCGTCTTACGTTGCTTTAAATGAAAGCGTGGATAAATTCAATGAGCAACAAAAAGCACTCACGGAAGCCGTGAATCAATTAAAAATCTCTCAAACCAAGCAAGTACAGGATTTAAAAAATGCACTTAAAAAACACCAAGATTGGGCTGACACTTTTATCCCTGATGATGTTAGCGGCGTGTTCAACAACTCCGAAAATCATTAAACAGCCAATTCTCTGCCCGCAAGTTGCAGAATGTACGCCATTTGCCGCCACAATTAAAACAAACGGCGATTTGGCTAATGCTTATCTACAAAGCCAACAAAAGCTAAGTGTGTGCATTATTGAAAATCAAGCATTGAAGAAATGCATTGATGAATTTAATAAACAGGAAAAACAATGACCGATCAATTTGACCGCGCGCAAGAACTCGAACAAATGACACGTGACATTGCGTTACAAAAACACCGCACTTTTAAAGCAATCAGTGCTTTTTATTGTGAAGATTGCGACATTCCCATCGCTGAAAAACGTCGCCAATTAATTCAAGGCGTAACACGTTGCGTGGATTGTCAGCAAAAATATGAAATGCAACAACGGAATTTCAGAAAATGAGAAAAACAACTCTTTATCTTGCCATTGCCGCTTCATTGCCATGTTTAGCAAACACGTACACCGTGCCATTTAGAGATGGTCCATTTGGTAAATATTCAAATTACCCTGACGGAAGAATAACAGAAGTATGCATTCATCAAGTAGGTTATTTGATGACGGACACTGGGCATTTGCTTGTTGCCGTAGATAAAGACAACAGACCATTAATTTGCAGAAATACGCAAAATGAAAAAGCCAAACCAACTGCGCAAAATCCTTGAGCAAAGTCACCAAGACTTTGTGAAAAACCCTGACCGCTTACAGCTTTATGTTGACGGCGGTCAAGTTGTTGCAACTGGCAGCACATCACTTAGTTTTGAGTATCGTTACACACTCAACATCATCATCACCGATTTTGCCTTTGACATTGCAAGCCTCATCGTGCCGATTAATGCGTACTTACGGAAAAACCAACCTGAACTATTCGAAAATCCGCAACGACGTGAAAACGCCTTTAAATTCCAACTGGATTACAACAATAACAACACGGCGGACGTGTCGTTTGAAATCCAACTTACCGAACGCGTTGTGGCAAAACAAGTGGGCGAAAACGTGCAGATGACTTACGCCACAGAACCAACCGCACCGGAATGGGAAACATTAAACACATTGAAAGTCTATCTTGAAAAAATAGACGATGAACATTTGATTTTCAAAGGCGGTGAATAATGGCAACGGTGGAAGAAGTCCAAGCGAAACTAACCGCACTGATTAATAATCTCTCATCGCAAGCCCGCCGCCAGTTGGCCAGAAACATTGGGCAAGCTTTACGCAAAAATCAACAAGCCCGCATCGCACGTCAAGAAAACCCAGATGGCACAGCATTTGAGCCAAGAAAACCAAGAAAAGAATTTGGCAAAAAGAAAGGCAGAATTAAGCGAAAAGCCATGTTTGCGAAGTTGAGAACGGCAAAACATTTAAAAATAAAAAGCAATGCCAATGAAGTATCAATCGGATTTACTTCATCCAGTGCTGCAATCGCGAAGATTCATCAATACGGCTTAATGAGCAGTCCTTCAAAAACAAAAGATTTCAAAGTGCGGTATGCACAGCGTGAATTGTTAGGCTTTAGCCAAAGCGATTTAGACATTATCGAAGATTTAGTCATTGAACAATTAAGTATTTAAACAGCGAGCTTATATGAATGATTTACAACTATCAGTCTTATTAAATGGTATTGATAAAATGTCTGCACCATTAAAGAGTGCAAGCAAAAGCGTGTCAGAACTTTCAAAAAAACTGAAAGAGAATAAAGCCGTTCGCGCACAATTAAGCAAGCAGGAGCGTGAAAACGAAACAGCAATCAAGAAATATGCGGCAACGATCAACCCATTAAAAAACAAACTAACCGCACTCAATAATGAAGTGGAAAAAGCAAAGCAAAAAGCCGCTTCATATTCTCAATACTTGAAAAATACAAAGCACCCAACGGAAGGATTAAGAAAAGAGGTTGAAAAGGCAAGAAATGCAGTAAAACAACTTAAGCAGGAACAAGTATCTGCATCAAATGAATTACAAAAAGCAAAATTAGCCTTATCTAGCGCAGGAATTTCAGCAGATAAACTAGCAAAAAATCAGAAAAATTTACAAAAAGACACTAAAGCCGCAACAGATCAAATCAAACGTCAAGAAGATGCATTAAAAAAATTAAATGCTAGACAAGCAGCTTATAACCGATATAGAGGGAAAGTCGAAAGTCTAAAAAATATAAATAGTAAAGTGCAAATTTTGGGAGCTCAATCACTTGCAGCAGGGGCAACCATTACTGCACCTTTGGTTGGTTCAGTGCGTGATTTTATGAGCTTTGAAGATGCTATGGTTGGCGTGGCAAGACAAGTGCAAGGCTTGAAAGATGATGCGGGGAATTTCACGCCTGAATTTGAAAAATGGAAAATAAATATTCAGGACTTATCAAGAGAATTGCCGCTCACTACCGTGCAAATTGCCAATATGATTGAAAGTGCGGCAAGAATGGATGTGCCAAAAGAACAGCTTGCCGAATTTGTGCGATTAAATACACAAATGGCAACGGCATTTGATGCAGCTAATCCGGATGAGCTTGTCGAACAATACGGCAAAGTAACAAAAAACTTTAAACTATCTGCACAAGCATCACGCGAACTGGCTGATGCCATTAACTATCTTGATGATAACGCCATTTCTAAAGGCACAGAAATCATCGGATTTATGAACCGAGTGTCGGGGATTTCTGGCATCGCAAATATTAGCGAAAAGAACATGGCGGCTTTAGGGTCAACCTTGCAAACTGCAGGGGCAGCAGAAGAACAATCTGCGACAGCCGTCAATGCTATCTTCACTCGCTTGTCACAAGCAAGCAAGAAAAAGCCCGTTAAAAATGGATTGGCCGCGTTAGGATTAAGTGCAAATGCCGTTGAATTAGGCATGGTTAAAGATGCACAAGGTACGATTTTTAAAATCGTGGACGCACTCAAAAAACTGCCTGAATCAAAACGACTAGGCACCATTGCCGATTTAGTCGGCACGGAGCATACAAAAACACTCGCATTGTTAGTCTCAAATACAGAAGAATGGCGCAGACAAATTGAACTGGCAAACAGCGAAGCGGCAAAAGGATCAATGGGGCGTGAATTTGACACAAGAATGAAAGCCTTGTCGTCTAAATGGGGAATTTTTAAAAATAGATTATTCAATCTCAATTCTGTCATTGGGGGAACGCTCGCACCAACGCTTGAACGCTTAATGGATAAAATCGGCGGGGTAATTGATCGGATTAAAAATTGGATTATTGAAAATCCAAAACTCACATCAAACATTGTGATGATTGCGGGAGCAATCGGCGGAGCATTGACGATTTTCGGGGCATTAAGCACGGTTTTAAGCTTTGTCTTATACCCTATCGCACGGCTAGGCTTGGCATTGGCAAATTTAGGCGTGCTATTGCCAAGAATTGGCGGTGCAATCGTTCGTGGATTGTTGTCACCGCTTAAATTTGTGGGGCTTGCATTATCCCCTATCGGCGCAGTTATCATTGCGGCAGGTATTGCCATCTTTAAATATTGGCAGCCGATTAGCTCATTCTTTAGTGGATTTTTAAGCGGATTACAATCAGGATTACAACCCGTCATCGACAAATTCAAGCCGCTTGTTAGTTGGATTGAAAGTGCTTTTAATTGGTTCACTAACCTACTTTCACCAGTGCAAAGCACAAAAGAAGATCTCGATGCCGCCGCGGCTGCAGGGAAAAAATTCGGCGAATGGCTTGCCGCAGGCATTGATTTGGTGACAAAACCTTTGCAATGGTTGATGGATGGCATTAAATGGGTGCTTGATAATATGCCAACGCTTGAGGGCATTGGGAAAACAATCGACGCGGCAAAACAAAAAGTGTCAAATGCCACAGCTAATGCCATGAATAACAGCGCAGCAGGAAACTATTTCATGACAGGTGCAGGGCTAGACGTGCCAAATGTGAATAGATGGTCAGGCGGTTACGCGGGAAATGGCGGAAAATATGAACCTAAAGGCATTTTTCACGGTGGCGAATACATCATGACAAAAGAAGCCACAAACCGTCTAGGCATCGCCACGCTGAACGCCTTAAATTACGGGAAACAAGCCTTAATTGCGGGCGGTTTAGGTATCGGACTTGCCACAGCCGCACCAATTCAGGTGGATAACAGACCGCCAATTTCCGCACGTCCAAGCATCAGCCAAACCATGCAACCAATGGCGGTCAATATCACCATTAATGCACAAGCAGGGCAAAATGAACGACAAATCGCCCAACTTGTTGCCGCCGAGCTTGAACGAATCAACCTACAACAACAAGCAAGGGCAAGAAGTCGAATGACAGATCGGGTATAAAAAATAAAAGGGCGAAAGCCCTTTTTTGTTTGCTTTTGATAACAACTCAGGTTATATTGCACACAACAAGAAAAGGAGCGCATATGATAATCAACACACACATTGTAAAAATGTTGCAAGAAAGCGACAAAAAAGGCGTTGAGGGCGTGTCTGTTTTTGAAAATGACGTGCAATCCACACTGCAATCATTAGCTATTCAACATCTTGCCGGTAAATTAAACAATGATCACGCAAAGAAAAATAAAAGACGTCATCATCAGCCTCGACTTTTATCAGCTTAGTGAACAAATTGGCTACACTGCCGACATCATTCTTGATTATCGACAAGAAATCGAACAATTAGTTCATTTTTGGAAATCCGCAATGCAGGTCGAAATTTATCATCAAAATGATGATTATGCTTATGGTCGAATTAAAGACACCAATTCGACAAACGGATCTTCCCCTTATTATATCGGTGTATTTCATTCCCGTGTTCTGCCGAATGATACTGATCCTTTGCTGGTGCTGACATTTTCTGGTGATGTGTTAGTGATCAGAATGTTTGCCGATCATGATGAGCTATTTGGTGCATTTAGCGAAAAACAGAATCAAAGCAAACTCAAAGCAATCAAGCAACGTATCTCATCCCTTTTATTTAGAAAATAAGCAAGTCACCTGACTTGCTTTTTTGTTACCCCATTTTTCACACTTCCCCACACTCGCAAAATCGAACAAACTCACCAAAAATAAGGGCAATTATTACAAGAAGAAATCCGCCCATGTCAGCCGATAACAACCGCAGAATTGAAAGCATCATCCGCTTTGGCTTAATTGCCGAAGTCGATCATGCACAAGCAAAAGCACGGGTAAAGTGCGGTGAAATATTAACGGATTTCATCCCATTCATCACAATGCGATCAGGCACGACAAAAACATGGTCGCCGCCAACACAAGGCGAACAATGTGTCATCTTGGCGGCAAGTGGCGAACTGACAACAGCGTGCATCATCACAGGGCTTTACACTCAAAATAGTCCAAGCCATTCAGCCGATGAACACGTGATCGAATTTGCCGATGGCGCAAAAATCACCTACAACCAAGCAAACGGCGATTTGGTTGTGACAGGAATAAAAACCGCCAATATCAAAGCCGCCAATCAAATCAATATTGACTGCCCCACTATCAACATAAAAGGCAATGTGAATATTGACGGGAATTTATCTACAACAGGCACAACCACAAGCAAGGGCGCAATTAGCACACAAGGGGCAATTTCAGCAAAAGGCGACATTAAAGGCGGAAATATTAGCTTACAAAGCCACGTCCACATTGCACAAGGCGAAAAAGCACGAACAAGTCAGGCAACTACATAATGAATCGATTTACAGGCGAAAAAATAACAACCGAAACGGAACACATCAAGCAGTCAATCGCAGACATTTTATTGACGCCCATCGGCTCACGTTTACAACGCCGAGATTATGGCAGTCGTATTCCGGAACTCATTGACAGACCAATGAACCACGCCTTGTTGCTTCAACTTGCCGCAAGTGCGGTGATGGCATTACACAAATGGGAACCACGTGTGACGATTAGCCAATTTAAACCACAACTTACAGAAAACGGCATCACTTGCTCTATCGTGGGCAGAACAAAAAATCAAAACAACGTCATCAATTATGATGATGTATGGCTAGGCGGTAAAAATGAGCGAATTAGTTGATTTATCAAAACTGGACGCACCGAAAGTTTTAGAAGATCTTGATTTTGAAACATTGCTTGCGGAAAGAAAGCAAGAATTTATCAATCTTTTTGACGAATCAGAACGTCCATTTTGGCAGTCTAGATTGAGCCTAGAAAGCGAACCAATTACCAAACTATTGCAAGAAGTCGTGTATTTGCAACTGCTTGAACGCACACGCATTAATCAAGCGGCACAAGCAACAATGCTTGCTTATGCAACAGGAAGCGATTTAGATGTGATCGCCGCAAACTACAACGTGAAACGCCTACTTATCCAAGCAGAAGATAATACGACAACCCCACCGAAACCCGCAATCTATGAAGATGATACGGAGTTACGATTAAGAACACAGCTTGCCTTTGAAGGAATGTCAGTGGCAGGACCAAGAAGCGCTTATGTGTTCCACGCAAAATCCGCTCACGCCGATGTGGCGGACGTGTCCGTAGTCTCACCTGAACCCGCCCATGTTACCGTCACTATTTTAAGCCGAACAGGACAAGGCGTCGCAAGTGAAACCGTATTAAAAGCCGTCCGCGAAAGATTGAACGATGAAAATATCAGACCAATCGGGGATCGTGTAACAGTGCAAAGTGCAGTGATCCAAACATACGAAATCCGAGCAAAATTGCATTTATATCGCGGGCCTGAATATGAGGCGATAAAAGCAGAAGCAACAAAAAAACTCACCGCATACGCCGCAGAAAAACGCAGACTAGGGCGAGACATTAGCTTGTCGGGAATTTATGTAGCACTGCACCTTGAAGGCGTTCAGCGGGTGGAATTACTCGCGCCAACAGCCGATATTGTTTTGCCGAGTTCAAAATCAGGCTATTGCACAAATATTAATATTGAGATTGTAACAAGTGATGATTACTAGTCACCTATTGCCAACTGGTTCAACAAAACTGGAGAAACGAGCCGCAGAAATTTTAAAAAGTGCGGTTGAAAATCCAGTCATTATTGCTGACTTGATCAACCCTGACAAATGCCCATCGGAGCTTCTTTCCTATTTGGCGTGGGCATTTTCGGTGGACAAGTGGGATGAAGATTGGAGCGAAGAAGTTAAACGCATTGCCATTAAACAATCTTTTTTCGTGCATAAACACAAAGGCACCATTGCCGCCGTAAAACGAGTGATCGAACCAATAGGCTATCTTGTCGAATTAAAAGAATGGTTCAATCAAAAACCGCAAGGCAAAGCCGGCACATTTAGTATTACCGTAGAAGTGCCGGAAACAGGACTGAATGAGCAAACTTACAACGAATTAGTGCGATTAATTAATGATGTAAAACCTGTTTCACGCCATTTATCACAGCTCGCCATCGCCATTTCACCAACTGGCACAATGAATACATTCTTTGGGCAACAAACAGGCGAAATCATCAGCGTTTACCATATTTAAGGATTTATATGACAGCACAATATTTCACAGTATTAACAGACTACGGCACACAAGCTTTTGCCAACGCCATCGCAACCAATCAACCAATTCAATTTTCAAGCTTTGCCGTGGGAGATGGTAACGGTCAAGCCGTTACACCAACTGCAGACCGCACAGCGTTGGTGAAAGAAACACACCGAGCCAATGTCAGTGCCGTGTCACTCGATCCACGCAATAACAAGCAAATCATCATTGAATTGACTATTCCGGAAGATGTGGGCGGATTTTATATCCGAGAAATGGGCGTTTTCGATAGCACAAACAAATTAGTGGCGTATGCCAATGTGCCTGAAAGTTTTAAGCCAACGCTTGAAAGCGGAAGCGGTAAAGTGCAAGTGTTGCGAATGATTTTAAAAGTCAGCAATTCACAAGCCGTCACATTGAGTATAGATAATTCGGTGATCTTTGTTACCCGTCAGCAATTAAACCCGAAAAAAATCACATCGCAAACCGCAAATGGATTCGATGAAAGCGGACATACACACGAAATCGAAACCGCCGACACAACAAAAGCAGGTATTGTGCGACTTACCGATGACACGGGGCTTGATAGTGACAAGTTGGGCTTGTCTGCAAGAGCCGGTAAAAAACTTGCACAGCTCATCAGTATGGTTCAACTCGCCCTTGGCAATTACATTCAAAATAACAAAAAATCAAATTCAGTAACCAGTAACAGCACTGACGATGTGGCAACGTCATCAGCCGTTAAAACAGCTTACGACAAAGCCATTGATGCCAATAACAATGCGAATAATCGTGTATCCAAAGCAGGCGATGAAATGTCCGGCAATTTAAGAGCTAACGGGTTTTCGGCTAAAGAAAATTACGGTGCATTTGAAATTTTTAACTCAAATGAAACGCTCCGTATTGAAAAAGAAGGACAGAATTTTAAATTTTGGCGACGCATGCCAAACAAACCGGATGTGTCCAATTATATGCCTTTGACATCAGGACGATTAGCCCTAGAAGACGACGTTAACAGGAAAGTATCTAAATCTGGAGATGAGATCCAATGGCTAAATGTTAAAAGAGGGCATGCGTGGTTAAATGTTACTAGCACCGCACACGGCAGTTCGGGGATTGATTTCACCAATTCGAACGGCCGCTATGCTCAAGTATCCATTGAGGCAGTCGACATTGGCGGTTGGGCGGATGAATTAAGATTACATGCTACCCCACCGGGCGAAAACTACGATACTGATCGACGGCAACACATAGCCACATTTTCGCCAATTGGTGATGTGTGGACTAAGACCTATGGTTGGTTGCATGAGTTTTACGCCAAACAATCAGACAACAATAAAATTTGGAACGAGCTAAATAACACATACAGAAAAAGCCGCTTTGGCTATAGATGGTATCCCAATCACTATGAAGGCGCACAAGTTATTGATATACCGACTAGCGATAATAGCGTGATCCGCATTACCACCATGGGAGTAACGATTGAAGGAACTCAAACAATCAATCTACCTGAACAATATAACGGTTTCACAAAAGTCGTTGCCACGGATGTTGGAGCTGGCCGGCGCTCCGTTGGAATAAGGATGGAAGGAAATAATAAACTCGTTATAGATAATGGGTATCAAACTGGGCTAAATATCATTGTTATAGGACACTTCGGATGGTAAGTATGATGTTATTCAACATAAAAACAAAAACCTTTGCCCCAGACTACCTTATTACAGAGGGGCAAAATCAAGAATGGTTTGAAGTTAATCAGGATGAAATTAATGAAATCTCCGCAAGTATCACTGGCGGTGGCGAAGTATGGTTAGAAAATGGTGTTATTAAGTATTCTGGAAAAGCGCCTAGCGAGTACCATGTTTTTGATTCTAAATCAAAATCTTTTAAGGTTTCAGATAATAAAAAAACAGAATTCACTAAGCGGAAAAAAGAAAATTTACTTAACGAGTTATCGGATAAGGCAGACAAGATTAAAAATGACTTGCTTGCAGGCTATCCACAGACAGAAATCGAGAGCTTTTATCGCCAAGAGAAAGAGGCGTTAGCGTGGCGGGCAGATAATAATGCAGAAACGCCAATGCTTAAGCAAGTTGCAATGGTTCGTGGTGTTCCATTTGATGTGTTGGTTGAGAAAGTTATCGAGAAAGCATCGCAGTTTGCGGTTGCTATCGGTTTGATTATTGGGCAAAGACAGGCGTTTGAAGATCGCTTGTTGGCAACAAATACACTAGAAGAACTAACCGCACTTGAAAAGGAAATTGAAGAATGGAAATTCCAAGCAAATTAAAGAACTACGCTTATCATAATTTAATCGCTCTTGACCAATTATTCAACGCCTTAACAGGCGGTGCCGCAGACGAAACATTATCTAGTCGCACATACCGTGGGGCTATTTTAGCCGAACAACCTAAAAAAAGGTGGCGTGTACTCTATCGATTAATCAATGGATTGTTTAGAGATAAAAATCATTGCAAGACTGCATATGAAAGCGAAATAAACGGCAAGCAACAAGACGAGCGTTTTTCATCACGAATAAACAAATAAAAGGGCGAAAGCCCTTTTTGTTACCTCGTCTTTCACACTTCCAACCGCTCGCACTGCTCCATTCTCTCGATCACAATAAAGACATTATTTAACCAATAGAAACCATAGGGCTAAAATATGTCTGATGAATATCTCCATGGGGTCAAGGTAACGGAAATTGCCGAAGCCTTGCGAACACTCACCACATCATCCACTGCCGTGATCGGTTTAGTGGCAACGGCAGCAGATGCAGACGCAACTGTTTTCCCACTCAATAAACCCACTCTTTTAACAGGTATCACCGCCGAAGTCCAAGCGAAAGCCGGTAAACAAGGCACATTATCCCGTGCGTTAGATGGCATTGCGGACATCGTGAATTGTAAAGTGGTCGTCATTCGTGTGGAAGAAAGCGACGATGAAAGCACCATGAAAGCAAACGTCATCGGCACAGTGGACAGCGACGGAAATTACACTGGCTTAAAAGCGTTCTTAGTCTCTGCTGCCGTTTGTGGCGTGAAACCGCGTATTTTCTGCGTGCCGAAGTATGACAGCCAAGATGTTACTACCGAGCTTTTAAGCGTGGCGAAAAAATTAAATGGCTTTGTGTATGCGTCGTGCGGGTCAGCCAAAACCAAAGAAGAAGCGGTGACTTATCGCCGTAATTTCTCACAGCGTGAATTAATGCTGATTTTTGGCGACTTCTTATCGTTCAACCCGAACACCAAAGCAACCGAAGTGGATTATGCAGTTGTCCGTGCGGCAGCAATGCGTGCGTATCAAGACAAAGAATACGGCTGGCACACTTGCATTTCTAACAAAGGTTTAACTGGCGTCACTGGCGTCACTAAACCGCTTTCATTTGACATTAACGACAGTGCGACCGATGTCAACTACTTGAACGAACAAGGCATCACTTGTTGTGTGAATCACAATGGCTTCAAGCTATGGGGATTACGCACCTGTTCAGCAGACAAGTTATTCATCTACGAAAACTACACCCGCACCGCACAAGTGTTGAAAGACACCATCGCACAATCTTTTGATTGGGCCGTGGATAAAAACATCAGCGTGATGTTGGTGAAAGAAATCGTGGAAGCGATCAATGCGAAATGGCGTGAATATGTGGCGAAAGGTTACTTAGTCGGTGGTAAAGCATTTATCAATTCATCACTGAACACTGCAGCCACATTAAAAGATGCAAAATTACTTGTGTCTTATGATTACTGCCCTGTTCCGCCATTAGAACAATTAGGCTTTAACCAATACATCAGCGATGAATACCTTGTGGAATTCGCCGCAGAGATTGCCAAAGTAGGAGCATAACAAATGGCTTTACCACGTAAATTAAAACTCATGAACTTCTTGGCAGACGGTAATTCTTACCGTGGCCAAGTCACCGAAATTACCCAACCTAAATTGGCAATGAAACTGGAAGAATACCGTGCAGGCGGCATGATTGGTCCAGTGAAAGTGAATTTAGGCGTGGAAGGCTTGGAAGCGCAATTCAAAATGGGCGGTTACATGACCGAACTAATCAAAGAATTTGGCGGCAAAATTGACGGTTCAGCATTACGCTTTGCGGGTGCATACCAACAAGACGACACCGAAGAAGTCACCGCCATTGAATTGATTATGCGTGGTCGTTTCAGCGAAATTGACAACGGCACAAGCAAATCAGGCGATGACACCGAACAAAGCTACACCGTGCCATTAACCTATTACAAAATCATCGAAAACGGCAAAGATTTGGTCGAAATTGATTTACTCAACTCAATCTTTATTGTCGGCGGCACTGACCGTTTGGCAGAACACCGTTCAGCGATTGGCATCTAATCACCACCTAGCCCCGCAAGGGGCTTTTATTAAATCACTCACCCACGCTTAAGCGTGGCATTTTTAAAGGTAGAAATCATGAAAAACGAAAACAGCAAAGTGATCACATTAACCAATCCACTTGTGCGTGGCGAAAACAAAATCACCGAAATCACCGTCAACAAACCCACCGTGCCGGCATTAAAAGGCTTGAAAATGTTTGACGTGTTGCAAATGGACGTGGACGCATTGCAAGTGTTGCTCACTCGCGTGACAAATCCTGTGTTGCATAAATCCGACTTTTCAACAATGGAAGTGGCAGACTTCACCGAGCTTGCGGCGGTGGCTGTCGGTTTTTTAGGGAAGAATTCGGAAGCGGAAGCGACCGAATAATGATTGCCGCCACGGTAGAAGATGCCATGGCGGACATTGCATTAATTTTCCATTGGCAACCACAAGCCTTTGAGCAAATGACATTTGCCGAATTGATGACATGGCGAGAAAAAGCAAGGGAACGAAATGAAACAGAAAATGATTGATTATGTATTAAATATGCCACGGCATATTGTATGGCGTGGAATCTTTATTCTTTCCATTACCTTTTGGGTGCTTGTGATTTTCGGCATTGCATTTCTCTTTCGCTAATTCACCAAGTGCGGTCAGAAATCACGGGATTTTTTGACCGCACTTTTCTTTAGGAATAATTATGGCCACGATTTTAATCTTCTTTTTCTATTTCTTGTCAATTATCACCGCAACAGTTTGCGCCACGTTTTTGATGTATCACAACGTTAATGGTTGGGGTTGGATTATCGCCATCGCCATTGCATTGACATTTATCCAACTACACGTAAAGGAACGCTAGCATGTTTCAAAACTTTGCCTTGGCCGCACTTGGAATGTTTGTTTTTACACGGCAAACCGTGCCTTTCCAAAGCTTAGACCGCACATCAACGTGGCGACATCCAACCAATGCGATTGTGAGCGCAATGCCGAAATCACAATTCACCGGAAAGGAAAGCGAAACCGTGACAATCGGCGGGCGACTTATCCCCGAAATCACGGGTGGCAGATTTTCCATTAAAGCATTGGAATTAATGGCAGACAGTGGCGGTGCATTTCCGCTGATTGATGGTGCAACTTTTGAGATTATCGGCTTTTTTGTGATTGAAAATATCCAAGAAACCCGCACCGAATTCTTTGGCGATGGCGCACCCCGTGCCATTGACTTCACCATGAACCTTAAACGCACTGACGATCCAATGTTGATTGCCATTGCAGACAGTTTAATGAGTAATCTTTAATGTTAGGCTTAGACTTTAACGATAATCACCGCACCCCAGCTTTTAAAGTGGTGATCACCACGAAAGACAAAAAACAGCAAGACATCACGCAAGTGGTATCAAGCCGTCTGATCAATTTGTCCTTAACCGATAATCGCGGATTGGAAGCGGACACGCTAGACTTAGAATTATCCGACCATGACGGCAAACTGGCTTTGCCGCCACGCAATGCCATAATCAGCCTTGCACTGGGTTGGAAAGGAAAACCGCTTATTGAGAAAGGCAAATATTCCGTGGATGAAGTGCAGTTTTCTGGCGGAGCAAATTCAGCCGACAGGCTAACCATTCGCGCAAGAGCAGCCGATTTAAAAGGCACATTAACAGAACAAAAAGAACGGTCATTCCATAAAATCCATTTAGATGATTTAGTCGAACAAATCGCCAATGAACACGGGTTAGATTGTTTTGTGGCAGTTGGGCTGCATAATCCATTAATCGACCACATAGACCAAACTAATGAAAGCGACATCAATCTATTGACACGCCTTGCCGAGCAATATGATGCGATGGTGACAGTCAAGAATGAAGTTTTGTTATTTATGGATTTAGGCGCAGGGAAAAGCGCAAGCGGAAAGCCTTTGCCATCCTATAAAATCACAAAAAAACAAGGCGACAACTACAATTTTTCCATTGCTGAAAGTGAAAACTACAAAGCCGTGCGGGCGTATTGGCACGATACGGACAGTGGAAAGCGTGGCGAAGTAACAGTTGATGAAAACACCAAGATTGTGAAAAAACAGCGAATGACGAAAGGCAGAACGCTGAAAAACGGCACAGTGAAAGGAAACCGATTAAGCAAACGCAAATACAACGAAATTGAGCAACAAGAACCCATTACAAGTGACAGTTCTCAAATAAAATCACTGCGACACACCTATGCAAGCGAAAAAACCGCTATCACCGCCGCCAAGTCCGCTTTTGATAAGTTAAAACGTGGCGTGGCAACCTTTAGTCTTAATCTTGCTTTTGGGGATCCTATGTTGATGCCTGAATCAATTATTGAATTATCTGGTTTTAAATCCGAAATTGACGCGGCAAGTTGGATTATCACCAAAGTAACACACAACCTTTCAGACAGCGGCTTTACCAGTCAAATTGAATGCGAATTGAAAGTGGAAGATGAAGAAGTGGACGTGAAGAAGGTGAAAAAATAAAATGGGAATCGTAAAAAGCGTAGTTTTCCACACGAATACGATTAAACTGAACATCACGCAATTTATCAGAAAGTCCGACAATTTCACACGGTCCAAAGGCATAATATTTGCCTAATTTTTTAGAATGGCAGTAAGGCAAAAAGTGCGGTGAACTTTTTAGGGGTTTTCCTTGTAAAAAAAAGCCTACGTGTTGCGTAGGCTATCTGTTACCAAGTATTCATTTGGAATAATCTTCCTGTATTATCCTCTGCATCATTTAATTCAAGAATAATTTCATCAGGTTTAACACCATTATCTGATAATGTAACAACCTCATCTGATAATAATGTAATAAAGTGCTGAATACCAAATTGTGAATATTCACGAATAATATTTAATAAATTCCTTTTAGGATTATTATCAAGCGATTCTAAGATTCCATCATGATAAATAAAAGAATGATAACCTTGCTCAGCATAATAACGAGCGATTGCCATATCAAATGCAATACATAGTAACTTTTTAAATGATGTTCCTTTATCTTTATGATTTTTTACGCCCTGATTCTCGAAATAAGCATCAAAATCAATATATCCTTTTGTATTTTGCTCGACCTTAATAATTGCCTGCTCTCCAACGACTGCCATAATAATTGAAACAAAATAATCCCGAATTTTAATAAACTGACTATTTGAATCATTTCGCACTTTATAGGTTAAGTCTTGTTCAATAGATTGAACCAAATCACTGCGTTTCTGCTTTTCTTCAGCTAAAATAGCATTTGCATTAAAGAGATCTTCAATAACGCTTTTTTGCTGTTCTAAAAGAATGAGCTCAGCTCTATTTTTATCTAAGAACGCAGATGTTTGTTTATATTTTTCAAAAATTTCCTTTTCATTAAGAAATGATAATTTTTCACTTCTTTCTTGATTTAGTTCTATCAAGCGGGATTGAATACTTTCTATTCTAGAATCTGTTTTTCTCAAATCATTAGATAAGTATTCATTTCTCTCTTGATTAATAGCCTGATTAAACCTAATTAGTTGGTCAAAATCTTTTTTCAACTGATCAGAAAAAAGCACGCCTGCTTCCTTAAAAAGAGAGATAGCCTCTGTTGTATCAAAAAGAATCTTTGTTGGCTCCAAGGAGCTTTCAAGGCGTTGCTTTCGCCCTTCTAGTTGGTACAACTGAGCATTTAATGAAACAATATTATCATCAATATTATCGACCAATTTTCGGATACTTTCTTTATCTTCGCTTCCGAAGTCAAGTTTTGACAATGCAATTTCAGCATTAGAAATTTGTGTTTTAATAAATGCAATTTGTGCCTCGATTTCAGAAAATCCTTTATGATCTACCCGATTAATTCTTTTTCTTAATTTAATTTCTTCATCTAACGCCTTGATTTCATCTTCTTTATTATACAAACGGATCAATAGCCCATCATCAAATCCCAACAAACGAGATAGAAAAGGTTTCCAATCCTTATCTTTTGAACGGCTATTACGGCTTAATTTGAATACATCTGTAAAATCAGACTGCGTACGAAGCAAGTAAGCAAAAAATTTACGGTAAGAATATCCTCTTAGAAATTTAAATCCTAACAGACCTTCTAAATAGCTACGAGCCTCCCTAAAACTTAGTTGATAAGCTGACCACTCATCCGGCATTAATCCCTGAAAATCTTGATTGGGGGAAGTATGCTTCTTAAAACTTATTTTTGAAGGATTACGCACAGTTCTACAAATTGTTAAATACTGGGGGATTTCTTCCGTTTTTGAATCATTTAAGTATATTTCAAGGTAAAACTCAAAGTCCTTAAGCTTATCTACGGATAATAAAACATGTTTTTGATGATCACAAATCAAACAAAAATCAATAATTTTGGCTAATGTAGATTTACCTAGATTATGGGAATGCTTTTTCCCATCATCTGAATATTTTTGTTTATTCATAACTGTTCCAACAACTGCATTAACACCGTTATTGAACATTAAGGTTTTAAAAATATTCTCTTTATTTGAGTAAAGCTTCATTAATCGCATTTTATTTTCCTATATATTCAAAGGAATCATTTGTTTGGTGATACTCAACTAAACCCAATAAATAAAGTAAATTTATTGCCGGCATAAATAAAACATAGTCGCAATCCGTTGCTTTTTTTACAACGGAAAGTAATTTATCAAAAGAGACATATCTACCAGCCTTTAATGATTTCAACATTAAAGTTGCAGCATACATAACTGATTTGTCAGGATCCGTATATTTATCAGGTTGAATTTTTATCATATCCTACTCTTTGCGACCTATATCACAATTCCAATACATATAATAAACCAATACTCGAACTCTGTTCTCAAAATATTTGTCATGGCTCTTTTCACTTTTAACAAAATGAGAAATTAAATCTTCCAATCTTCTATTTATATAATTATCACTATAAAGGGCTTCAAGTTTGGCTTTAGTATCTAAAACAAGATCTTTATAGTCTTCTTTTAACGCACTATTCTCTGGATTGCGTAATACATCATCAATCTGTCGAATGTAAGGGTCAAAATAACTCATCATTATTTTAGCAAAATCAGGTGTCGCATTATTTTTTTCATTCTTTGTGGCTAAATCACAACGTTCTAACAAGCTGTCATTGCCTTGCGGTTGACTATTTTTTGTTGATGCAACTAATGACTTACATTTCGTTATTACACATGCAATATGACTGGCTGTCAATAACTCACCATAAACTTCAATTAAATGATTAAGCCCCGATTCCTTAATGATTTCGGGATAACTATCAATTAAACGGTCAAGATATTCTCTACCTAATATTGCAATATTTTCATAAGGCAACCCTGTTTCTTGATGAATAAGATTAATAAGAGTGGGATGAGATTTCCCCGTTTCTTTTCTATTCGTTATCAATAAATAGAAACCTATTTGTCCTTCTTCTACCATTTTTTTTAGTTTAGGAAGCTCTCCCTCAACAATACTTTTAAACTCTTTCCGCCCTGTTGTGGCATTCAAATTTTGAGTATGTTTTGCCTGAATAACAACAATCTTACTTCCTTCAGTTTTCCAAGGTGTGGTAACACTTGGAAAATTATTTGCTGTTCCAGAGAATGAACCATCACGCCCACCATCTGGACCTTTAGAAAATCCAGCTACGCCACGCCCAAGAATCTTAGCACAACAGGCAATCGCAAAAACCTCAAAATCAGCATCATTTTTAATAAGTGAAACAAAGTCCATTTTCTCTATCCATTTTTATCTTTTGTTATGTTGATGATAATTTCCCCCCTATAAATCCCTCGGGTTAATCGCTACCACTTCCGCCACTTCATCGGCATGCTGAATATTACCCTGCCGTGGATAAATACATCGTCATCTTGCGTGAATGTCCATTCTTTGTATGTTGGGTTGTCGGAAATGACGAGCATTTCTTTTCCCACTTTTTGCAAACGCTTGATGAATGTTTGGCCGTCAAAGGTGAAAACATAAAGCCCATCGGCGGCAAAATAATTTTCGGAAATATCCACATAAAGCAAATCACCGCTTTCAAGGGTTGGCGCCATGCTATCCCCTTTCACTGTGATCAACTTCAAATGTTTTGCATCAGCACGTCCAAATTGTTGACGGAAGAACGTTAAATCAAATTCTTGTGAAAGCAAGCCTTGTTCGGTTGGGCTTAAATATGCCCCGTTTCCGGCACTGGCTTCCATGTCCAAAATATCAATCCGCACTGTGTTTGGGTTTTGCGGTTCGCTCACTTCTACAATGCGATAAGACGGATCAGGGTCGCCTTCACCTGTTTTTAACCAATGCGGGTCCACATTAAGTGCGGCCGCAATTTCTAAAATATTTTTAGGGTTTAATGTTTCGCCATTTGCAATCTTTGCGATTGCTGGTTGAGAAACTCCAATCATCTTTGCAAAAGCATTCATTGAAAGATGTTTTTCGTAAAGTAAAGTTTTAAAGCGTGTAGATAAATCAGGCATTTTTTCTCCTTTAGTGTGATAGTTTAAAACCTAAGTTATAAAATATCATCAAAAAAGTTATTGCAATATTAAAACTTTCAGATTAACATGTTTCAAACTTTAGTTTTATAGGTGGTTTTATGAAAGGAATTAAACAAGCAGTTGCACTTTGCAACGGGCAATCTTCCCTTGCTAGAGCTTGCGGAGTGAGCCAAACAGCGGTGCTTAAGTGGCTTTGCGGTGGAAAAATGGATGTGAAATATATTCCCGCCATTATCAAAGCGACAGAAGGCAAAGTAAGAGCCGAAGATTTACGCCCTGATGTGGATTGGGCAGTGATTCGGAATAGTTAAATAATGTGAACAAACAGGAAAAGGCAATGCTTTCTCAATGTAAACAATCTATTGCACGTTATGTGGCGTGGCTTGCGTTAAAAATGTTGTACCGAGTTTCTCTTGGAAAATCGCAAGCGCCCGCAGCATTTCTTGTGTTGCCTGCGGTGTATAGCGAAAAGTCATCTTCGCCTGTGGCGCACCTGAAACAAACTGAAAACACTCCACCGTCATTTCTCCTGTCTCGGCATGGAAAGTGATGTTGAGCGGTGAATCAACTTCAATGGGAATAACCAGTGTTTCGTCAGTCATGGGAGTTCCTTATTTTTATGGAGAAATTAATGACGACTATTTCTGTTCAAAGAGATCTTGTAGTGAACGTACATATTCACGCCCCTGTTGATCTTCAGGAGGCAGTTCAGCAAGAAGTTTTGTGTATAGAACGCGCTGTTCCTTAAGAAGTGGGGAGAATGAGGGCTCAACGCGAAGGAAAGACTCGCGCATCTTTGAAAGATAAAGAATAGTGCTTTGCAATTTGGCTTGTTGATAAATCAATTCAGAAAGCAAGTTTTGACGTTTAATACTCATTTGCATTTGCGCTTCAAGTTTTTCGAGACGTTCTTCAATGGAAAGTGCGGTCATAAAAAATCCTCAGGGTAAGAGAACACATAATTGTTAGTGACTGAGTATAACAAAGTAAACAAAAACAACAAGGGAAAGGATATGGCGAAAACAGAAAAAAAACGCGAACTAAAATCTGAAATTATCGCATTTCGTGTGACGGCAAGTTTTAAAGAAAAGTTACAAGAAATGGCTCAAGCGGATAAACGGGAATTGAATGATTTTATCCGTTTGAAATTGGAAGAATGTATTAATTAATGGGTCAGTGATTCGGAATAGTTAAATGGAAAAGGTGGTGAGTATGTGTGAAACAATTAATCTAACGGCGGAAGAACTCGCAATTCGCGAGCCAAGTGTTCATCTAGTGAGAGTGCTAACGCAAATAATCCGCGAGCTTGTTGTGGACGTTTCTCTTTTGCCAGTTCAAGGCAATAGCAATGAATGTGATAAGCAAGTTCCTTGTGGGTTATCAACTTCGCAGACATTACTGCTTGATAGATTGGCAAAATGGTCTGCTTACAAAAATGCTGGATTGGCGTATTGCAATACATTGCTCGAACAAGGCTTTGCAGCAGACAAAACGCTGTACTATCTCGCTTGTCCCGAGAAATTTGTCGAAGTCTCTCAAGTTCTAGATCAATTATGTTCTGATTACCGGGATGAAATGGGTCATTTGCGTAGTAATCCATTAGACACTCCTTTATTTACTGCGCTTTCTTACTATGCTGGCACGCTGGCAACGTACAGTATTCAGCTTATTGTGGCATTAGAGAAATTTAAGCATAACACTGAATCGATTAAATGGGAAACCAATGAAAATGTTTTTGCCGATGTGATGGAAATTGTTAGACGTTATCAACCAATTAAAAAATAAAGGTGGAAAAAGTGAAAGTTAATGTTAAATGCCCGAAATGCGGTTCAGAAAATATCTATGTGAGAACCTCAGAAAGATTATCAAAGTTAACCACGCAAACATTTGGCTATTGCAGTGGCTGTCGTGAGTGTCGTTTTAAAGTGATTAGTGAGATTGTCGAAGTTGAAACCGCAAGCTTTGAAACCAATCAGAAAGCCATGTTAGGCAGTAAGCCATTAGACGAGACGGACACTCGACAAGTCGAAATTCCAACCGATTAATTCTTAATTTTTAAACATTAATTTAAAGCCAGTCGTTTGAAGAAATTCATGCGACAGGATTTTTGCAACCAAAATTCAGGGAGACCAAGCAAATGGCAAAAAATGATTACACCTACGACAACGGCAAAACACGCAAAGGACGTGTGAATGTCTGGGAGTTAGAAAAACGTGTGAAAAAGTTGGAAACGCAAATTCAAATCATCAGCCGTCACATTAATCATCAAGCAGAATTAAACAAACAACAAGTGCTATTGAATGAAACACTTTCCGACCGTGTGGCACTGCTTGAAAAAGCTAGTTGGAGCAAGCAAGGGATGTTTGGTCGTTGGTTAAGTTGGGTTCAAGGCAAATAAGCAAGGGGGCGTGTGATGTACGTTTCAGGCAACGAAAGTGCGGCGGCAAAATTCTGCAAAGAAAATCAAATTGCGGTTGAACAGGTGCAAAGTTGGGGCGATTGCCGCCACGTTATCGGTAAAAGTCGCTATCGCGTGGAATACGCTTTCAGCAACCTTTCACAAGGCGAAAGAGAAATCTTATTAGCGATGGCAGAACTCGACATCAATGATTTAGTTAGCACCACATTTTCAGGCGAGAAACTACACCACTACACCGAAAACGGACAACGCAAAATCGCCAAGGCATTTCGCAAAGTGCGGTTGATTTCGGGAATGTTTCCGAAAGGCATTACCGAACGCGAATTCACATTGATTGATAAAGCATTGAATTAGGGGGAAGTATGGCAACCGTGATTTTAAGCCGTGGCGCATTGAGCATTGTGGCAAAGGAATATTATCAAAAACTCGATAAGGCACAGGAAAAACTCTTCGCTTACATCTATCACTTAGACAAAGGCGATGAAGAGCAAGCAAGACAAGCATTTAATGAATTTATTGAAAACGGCGACTTGGCGACAAAAGCACGCCAAATCTTTTTACAAAAATACAGCGATTGGGAGCAATGGCAAGCCAATCCACGGAGAAAAACAGCATGAGAACAAAATTCACCGCCTTTAGAACGGCAAGCGAAACGGCAGCAGAAGCAGAACGTGCAGAACAATATTTAAAAGCCGCACAGTTTTGGCGCAAAGCCTATCAGTTAGCACCAAGTACACAGGATGAAGATTGGTGCTTTGCACGTGCAGATCGTTGTTTTAAAGCCGCCATTGATACAGGCGCAATCAAGGTAAGAAAAAGCAGACAGTTAGATTTCAAGGATTTTTTGGAGAAAGGCAATGAGTGATTTTTTCATTGGATTAGCGGTGGTGATGTTGGGCTGTTTTATGGCCGCCGCATTGTTAGATGCCGCCTTGTGTTGGTTGGCAAGTTGGATAAGCAAGCACTTTTAAGGAGAAAACAAAATGAGTACCGATATTTACATCAATTTAGATTGCGGAGCCGAATTACAAATCACCAAGATTGGCGACCGCTTTCAAGTGTTAGAGATTGTCGCAGATAGTGACGGTTGGCGAAAACAAAAAGCAAGAGTGATTGGGCGATTACATAACACCATTATTGGCGCAGTGAATGAAGTCCGCAACTTTGCCTTGGCACAATATGAAGTGCTTTCACTCACTGAAATGGAAAGTGCGATCAACTCAACCAATCAAGCCATTAAAGATTACTTTGATCAACACAATGAATATTTAGCTAACTTACAAAGAGCATAGAAATAAAATGATGAACTGGGAGCAACAACGAGACAATAACATCGCTAAACGTGATTCAGCGATGGAAGAAGCTCGTTTGGCAAGAATGGAAAGTGCGGCTAAAACTCACCGCACTTTAGACTTGCCGCAAGCAACTGCCGCACAAATTGAGCTGTTTGCGGTTGCTCCTAATCATTTTGATTATGTTGAAAAACTGCTTTCAGATTTGCCACGCAAACGCCAACGTGAACACTTCCGCAATGTGTGGTTGCGTGCTTATCGCAGTGTGAAAGATGATGGGTCAATTAGTTTTAGCTTAGGCAATAAACAAGCCCGCATTGCCAACACCACCTTGCGTGATGTGTTGACAAATCGTTTGGAAGCCGTTTTTGAGCAATATTGCATTTCTGTTTCGTGGTTGCTTGAACGCAAACACTATTCAGCCAACTTGGCCATGCAAAAGCCTGTGGATAGTCAAGGCTTGCATTTTTATCTATTAGGCGAACGCCAATTAAAAGAAATCGCCTACAAACTCGCCTTGCACTTCAACGGATTGCAAAGCGATTTCGTGGAAGATTGCGCCAATCAAAAAGCCGTTGGGCTATTAAGTGCGGTCGATTTTTCACGCCTAAGCAGTGAACTGCACCGCCTTTGTGCTGATGTTTGCAAAAACATTGGCTTTCCGCTTAAAAGCCAACACCGCCTTGAAGAAGGTAAACGCCTTTCTGTGCAACAGCAAGAAGGCGAATTGTTGCGTGTTGTGTGCGAGAAATACTGGTTTCGCACATTACGCAACACGCAAAAACGCCTTATCGAACATTTGGCGATTGGTTGCGGTGAAGTATCGGCAAAAGTCAGCCCTTACATTTCAACAGGTGCATTGAGCGATTACCGCAATCAACAAAAAGCCAACTTGGAATATTTAAAACAGATGATTATTGAAAACATTGACGATCCATCAGAACAGGTGGAATTGATGGCGATGTGGCAAAAATCTTCCGGTAATCCAGCCATCCGTTTTAACGAGATGATGAACCGCTTGCGTGGCGTGGACGAATGGGCAACAGAAAAAGGCTATGTGTCATTGTTCTTAACCATGACCGCCCCTTCATCTTTCCATGCAACCCATAACAACGGCACAAATAACAAGAAATGGAAAGGTGCAGACCCACGCACAACCCACGCTTATTTAAGCAAGAATTGGGCGCAGTTGCGTGCATTGTTTGCTAAACGTGGCATTGGCTTTTTTGGTATGCGTGGCGTTGAACCGCACCATGACGCCACTCCACACTGGCACTTGCTTGTGTATGTGAAAGCGGAAGATAAAGAAGAAGTGATCCGTTTATTTAAATCAAAAGCTTTAGAGTTAGACGGCGATGAATTCGGGGCGAAAAAACACCGCTGCAGAGTAGATGAAATTGACCCTGCAAAAGGTTCTGCCGTTTCTTATATCGCGAAATACATTGCCAAAAACATTTATGCGGGCAATCAAAAAGACGAAACATCAGATGAAGTGGAAGGTTTAAAACTTGACGAAAATGTGCAACGTGTGCGTGCGTGGGCGAACCTTTGGGGCATTCGTCAATTCCAGTTTTACGGCAATCCGCCAATTTCTGTGTGGCGTGAATTACGCAAATTAGAGAAATGGCAGTTAGATGATGTAGATGATAAGACCATTGCAGACGCGCAAGCGGTTTGCGATGTGTCTTGTTTTGCAAGCTATTTAGAGTTGCAAGGGGGCGCAATGGCTAAACGTGAAGATCAGCCGTTATGCGTGGAATATGAAGAAAGCGAGCCGAACCAATACGGCGAAACAAGAAAGAAAATTGTGGGGGTGAAAAATCGTTTCAGTTTTGCAAGCGTAAGAACCAAACTTAAAAATTGGGTTATCAAAAAAGGCACAGTGGCAGATGTTGCACCTGATGCCAATGCGGAGACCACCGAAACAAACAAGGAGCGTAGCGACGCTTGGACTTGTGTCAGTAACTGTAACCGTTCAGAAATTGAACAAAAGGTAAAAAATGCACTTTTACCTGTCGGGTTTATGATTAATCGTTCACAAATTGAACTATTAATCAAACATAAACGGTTACGGATTAATGACTTTCAGTGGATTTGTTATGAAAACAACAACGTTTTCATCAAAGAAGAAAAAATCCCACTCTTTTCTGTGAAAAAATTTAGTCAGAAAGTGACTGGATTTTGGGAAAGATTGGGGAAAATGTAGGTTAATTATGAAAAAAGTAAAAAAAAACAATAAAAGTAAAACCGTCAGTTGAACAGATATCTAATGGCGTAAATTCGCCAGTAAGAAAAATTGTGCAAATTGCTATGTCAAATACTTTGTCCAATAAATGTTATCTGGAATCAATGATTGCTTTGTGTAACGATGGTTCTTTGTGGCAAAGAAATATCGTGGTTACAGAACGCAAAAGAGACTGTGGCGAATGGTTCAGACTTAATGATATTCCACAGGATTAAGGAGAAAATAACATGTCAGATTTAACACAACTTATTAAAAATATCGAAAATTGGGCAGAAGCTCGCAATTTGATTGAAGGTTCTACACCGAAAAAACAATTCATTAAATTAATGGAAGAATTCGGGGAGCTATGCAGTGGCGTATCTAAAAATAAAATTGATGTGGTGAAAGATAGCATCGGGGATTGCTTTGTGGTGATGGTTATTTTGGCGAGACAGTTCAACCAAAATGATTTGCTTGATGATATGGGATATATCTATGAGCATCCTAATTTCAATGGCGATGGAAAATTAGAAAGAAGTTTGATTGATACAGCAGACTCATTTCTTTCATTTTTCTTTGAAAGCGAAAACCGCGAATTATTTAAGGCGAAAATATCGTTTGGATTTTGTATTTTAGGATTAAAAGAAGCGGCAGATTATTTTGAACTCGATTTTGACGAATGCGTTAAAGCAGCATGAGATGAAATCAAAGACCGCAAAGGGCGTATGATTGACGGCGTGTTTGTTAAAGAAGGTGATTTGTGATTACAGAAGAAAACACAACAAAATCCGAGCGCACTTTAACAATCAAGGAGGTCGCCGACCTCCTGAATTTAAGTTATAGCACCGTTTTTTCACACCGTTTTAAATGGGGCTTTTTCCAGATGGAAGGTTCAAAAGCTTGGCGAGTTTTTAGGGAAGATCTTGACCGTTGTAGAAAAAGAAAAAATAATGTCATCCGATTGATTGGATTGACTGATATAAAAAATGGAGGGAAAAATAAATGTCAATCTACAAGAGAGGAAACACATATTGGCTCGATATTACAACACCGAGTGGCGAACGAGTTAGACGAAGCACTGGGACTGAAGTAAAGAAAAAGGCTCAAGAATTACACGATAAGATCAAAGCAGAATTATGGGATATGGCGCACCTTAACAAGAAACCACCTAAACTGTTTGAAGAAGCCTTGTTGTTATTTGTGGAAGATGCCAAGTTGAAAAAGGATTTTGATACTAACCGCAGACACGCCATTTATTGGCGTTCTGTTTTTGGCGGGTGGAAGTTGAGCGATATTACAGGCGAAAACATTATGGATAATTTGCCTACATACTCAACAACACACAAAAAAGCATTATCGCCATCAACTAAAAATAGATACCGAACATCTATTCTAAGAGTGCTTTCACTAGCTTATAAAAATGGCTGGATTGATAGAATCCCTTATGTGAAAAAATTCGTTGAACCAAAAGTCCGTGTGCGTTGGATTACCAAAGAACAAGCCACAACACTGATTTCAAATTTGAATTTAGCATGGATGAAAAATGTTTGTTCTTTTGCACTATTCACAGGAGCGCGAATGACTGAAATTTTGTCAATGACGTGGGATAAGGTGGACTTTGACCGAAGCATTGCGATAGTTTCAAATGACGTAGCAAAATCGGGCAAAGCACGTGCATTACCGTTGAATAACACAGCTTTGGATTTGTTGCAAAAATTATACCAAAACCGCCGCAATGAATTTGTTTTTCATCGTGGTACTGATAAACAAATCGGGCGTATTGATTGGCATGATTTTCATCAAGCATTAGAGAAAAGTAATATTCAAAACTTCCGCTTTCACGATTTGCGCCATACGTGGGCAAGTTGGCATGTTCAAGCAGGCACACCGCTTTACACGTTAAAGGAAATGGGCGGTTGGGAAACGTTAGAAATGGTAAAAAAATATGCACATTTAAATGCAGATCACATGATTGAATTTGCGAATAATGTCACATTCACGCCACACGAAGATGACGATTTCTCACAGGAGAACTTTTATAATGTAGTAAATTATTGA